CACATCTTCGTCGGCGCCGACAACGTCTACGTTTTTGACGGCACCACGCCCAGGCCACTCGACGGCTCGCTGGCCATTCGCAACTGGCTGTTCGCCGACATGAACCCCGACTATCGGTTCAAGACCTCGCTGTACTGGGACCGCATCAACTACACGGTGTCGGTCTACTACTGCTCGAGCGGCAGCACCACGCTCGACCGCTGTGCCGTCTATCACGTCCTGACCAAGCAGTGGGGCCGCGCCGACCGCGCCATCGAGGCCAGCGTGGGCTATGTGAGCCCAGCACTCACCTACGCTGGTGGCGGCACGATCACCACCTACGACGCAGGTCCGGCGATTCCCTACGACTCGCCGTTCTGGCTGGCCGGCGCGCAGGTCTCGGCGGTGTTCAACACCTCGCATGTGGTGCAGTCGCTGTCCGGTGCGTGCACCTCCAGCTCGATCACCACCGGCGACATCGGCGACGAGTCGGGCTACACGTTTTGCGACAAGGTGCGCATCCGTTATGCGCAGACTCCAACGACCTCGACGGCCACCGGCTACACCCGCGACGAAGAAGGCGTGACGCTCGCCACCAGCCAAAGCGCGGCCAAGACCGACGGCCGCCACGACATGCGCCAGCGCGCCCGGTTCCACCGCTTCAAGGTGGATCAGGCGGGCGACTGGAAGGCCAGCGCCGTTCGTGCGGATCTCAAGCCGGCGGGTGAGCGTTGAAGCTCGACGTCTTCCCGCGTTTTCCGGCCGACAAGGCGCAGATGGAGCGCAAGCTCACCGATCTGTTCCGCGCGACCAACGTGCAGGTCAACCAGCTCACCGAGGGCACCGCCTCGGCCGTGCACAACGCGGCGACCGCAGCGCCCACGTCGGGCAGCTACGCGGTGGGTGACTTCGTGCGCAACTCAACGCCCGCGGAGGCCGGCACCGCAGGCTCGAAGTACGTCCTGACGGGTTGGCTGTGTACCGTGGGCGGCACGCCGGGCACCTTCGTTCAATGCAGAGCACTGACGGGCAACTGATGCAGATCTGGCCTGTTCCGCTTGAGCAGATCGACCGCGCCTGGCGCGACGGCGCGGCCTGCTTGCATGAGGCCTGCGATGTCTCGGGCGGCGAGATCACCGGCAGCCAACTGAAGATGCTGCTGAGCCGTGGCGAGCGCACGCTGCTGGCCATGCACGACGGGCAAGCGATCGTCGGCTGGGCCGTCATCCGCGTCGATCAGCTGCCCAATTTGCGCACGCTGTTCGTGACCGATCTGGTGGCGCACAACGCGCAGTTCGAGCGGTTCTTCGAGGCGCTGAAGACGATGGCCGCCTCGCTCGGGTGCTCAACCATTCGCTGCGCCGCTGGGCCCGCACAGGCTCGTTTGTATCGCCAGAAACTGGGCTTCCAGCCTCTGTATTCCATTCTTCAAGTCGAGGTCTGACCATGTACATCTCACGAGTAAAACTCTTCGGCGAACCGTTTGACGACGACTGCACCCGCAAGGTGGCCGGACGGATCATCTACGGCAAGGGCGGCAGCCAGTCGTCGACCACCACGCAGTCGATCCCTAACGAGCTCAAGCCGCTGGCCACTGCCTACTCCAACAAGGCGATGAACCTGGGCAACATGGGCTACCAGCCCTTCACCGGCCAGCGCTACGCCGGGCCCACGGGCGCCGAGCAGCAGGGCCTCAACATGGTCGCCCAGCGCGCCCAAGGCGGCGACGCCACGATGAACGCTGGCGCATCTGCCCTGCAACGCATGATGCAGCCGGGGCAGTCCAATCCGTACTTGGACCAGGCTGTCAGCCGCGCGCAGGGATCTGTTGTGGATCAGTTCAACAACATGACCAAGCCGCAAACCGAGTCGTCGATGGTCGCCTCGGGCAGCTTCGGCAACTCTGGCCTGCAGCAGACGCTGCAAAACCAGCAGGTGGCCGCCGGCAAGCAGCTCGGCGACATCGCCAGCCAGATGTACGGGCAGGACTATCAGGACAGCAACAACCGAGCGCTGCAGGCCGCGCAGCTGGCGCCGACCTACGGGCAGGCCCGATACAACGACGCCCAGCAGCTGATGAACGCAGGCGCCTACGCGCGCAACTTTGACCAGCAGAACAAGGACTTCGGCTACCAGCAGTACCAAGATCAGCTTGACCTGCCATATAAGCAGCTGGCTGCCATGTCGGGTGTATTCAGCGGGGGTGCTTTGGGCGGCACCTCGACGACCACCGGCAAGGGAGGTGGTAAGTGATGTTCAACAACCCACTGTTCAACAGCACGCGGGGCATGCAGGCCATGCCGCAGTACGTCGCGCAGCCCAGCTCCGAGGGCCCACAGCCTGATGTGATCCGCATGCGCAAGGGCAAGCCCGTCTACGGCCCGCCCAAAGCCTTCAACCCCACCATGGCCATGCCCGCTTGGGCCCAATCAGCGCAGCCCGCGGCGCCGCAGTTTGGCGGCCTGTTCAGCAGCGCGCCCAACCCCTACATCGCACCACAGGCCGTGATGCAACCGGCCGGCGCAGCAGCGCCCGCCAAAGGACTCAAATAATGTTCGGACTCAAATGGTTGACGCCTGAGCGCATCGCGCTGATGGGCGCCACGGTGGCCACCGGCGGTGCGACAGCACCTGCTGCGCTGGCGGGTGAGACAGCTGCCACTGCCGGTGCAGGCGGGTTCCTGTCGGGCATCAGCGCCGCAGACGCACTGGCAGGCACCGAAGCCTCGCTGGCCGGCGACGTGGGCGCGGGCATCGCCGGGTACATCCCAGCCCAAAGCGAGAGTTTCTTCGGCGCTGTGCCGGGCATGGGTGGCTCGAGCATGTGGGACAAGACGCTCGCGTTCGGCACCCAGGCCAAGGGCTACCTGGACGAGGCCAACAAGGTCATCAAGCCGGTCGGCCAAGCACTCGGCGCGGCCAAGACCGCCCAAGGCTTGCTGTCGCCAGACTCGCCTCAGATGCAAGCACCCGCACCCCAGATGGGTGGCGGCGGCAACCCGGTGTTCATGGGCCTGCTGCAGGAACAGCAAGCGCAATCGCAGGCCCGCATGCAAGAAGAGATGCAGCGCCGGCAGGCTCAGCAGAAATTACTCGAAATGATGGGGGGTCGGTGATGGCTGGACTTTTGGACTTCATCGGCACGCCAGAGGGCCAAGGCCTTCTCAGCGCTGCCTTCGGTGGCATGGCTTCCGCACGCCAAGGCACGCCGTGGAACAACTTCGGCCGCGCGGGCGTGTCAGGGATCGTTGGCTACAACCAGGCGCTGGATCAATCCGGCGAGCTGGACCAGCGCAAGCAGCGCCAGCAGTTGTTTGAGATGCAGCTGGCCCAGATGCAGCAAGCGCAGGCCGATCGCGCCGCCGAGCGCACGCTGGCTCAGCAAAGTGTACGCACGCCACAGCAGATGGCCATGGCGGCCAACGGCGGGCCCACCAACGCAGCCGCTGCTGCTATTCCAACGACTGCGCCCGGCTTTGACAGAAAAGCGTACATCGACGGGCTGTACCAAATCAATCCAAGGGAGGCCATGGCGCTTGAGCAGGCGCTCATCAAGGACGACGCGCCAATGATCATTCCAGAGGGCGCCACCCTCGTGAGCGGCCGCCGCTCCAACTTCCAGCCGCTGGCCAAGGGCGCGCCCAAGGCTGATTCTCAGCCGACATCCGTGCGCGAGTTTGAGTACGCCAAAACTCAGGGATACACCGGCACCTACGACCAATTCAAAACGCTTGGCCCAACCATCCAAGCGGCTGCGATGGCGGGGTTGCGCGGCGCTCAGATCGCCGACATCAACTACGGCCTGCCCACGCCACCCGCCAGTCCGGCCGGCGGCGTGCCTGTGACTGCGCCAGATGGCAAGGTGTACGTGTTCCCCAACCAGCAAGCAGCTGACCAGTTCAAAGCGAGGATCAAGTAATGGACTACGCAGCGATGGCAAAAATGTATGGCGGCGGCGTGGCGCCCGCTCCTGAGCCAACGATGGCCGCACCCGCCTGGGCCGCCAACCTGAGCCCCAAGGATCAGGCAGAGATCAAGATCAAGATGTACGCCGAGGGCCGCAAACGGATTGCGGAGCTGCAGGAGCAGATCGACAGCGCAGGCAACACCATGGCCGAGCTCAATGAGTTCGGGCGGCTCAATCGCGAAAACGCGACGGGGTCTTTGTTTCAGCAAATAACACCAGACACGGCGCTGTTCAGGTCTGGGCCCGCCATGGAAATGTCGGCCATCACATCAAGACTTGCCCCAGCGCAAAGGGAGCAGGGCTCCGGCGCGTCATCGGACCGCGACGTGGCCATGTTTCTCGGCGGCCTGCCGAGCGTTGACAAAGAAGGCCCGGTGAACATGGGCATTCGCGAGGACTATGAGCGCAAGTACAACGCAGGCATTGAAAAGCTCAAGGCCATGCAGCGCCACCTTGACCAAAACGGAAACCTGATGGACTTCGACGCGCGTTGGGCTGAGAGAACCCGGCCACCGGCCAGGAGTGTGGCACCCGCCGGCAGCAGCGTGCGCGATCAAGCTGATGCAATCATTGGCAGGAGGAGGTAATGGCAACCGCAGACGACTACGCCGCGTGGATTGTCAAGAACGCCGACAAGAAGGGCACGCCTGAGTTCGACATCGTCGCTCGCGCATACCAAGAGGCCGGCAACAGCGCCCCGCCACGCACCCGCACCCTTGCCGATCAGCTTGGGCTCACGGCTCGAGCCGGCATCAAGGGACTGGCCGCACCGGTGGCCCTCTTCTCTGATGCGCTTGGTGGCCTGACCAACACCGTGCAAAACGTGGTTGCCGGCCGGCCCAACGCGGGCCTGCAGTTCAAACCGGCGTCGGTGGCGATTGACGAGCTGCTGGACCGAGCTGGGCTGCCCAGGCCGGAAACCAGCGCCGAGCGCATCGCCTCAACCGGCGCCGAGCTGATGACCGGCGCAGGTGCTGGCACCAAGCTCGCGCAGCTGGGTTCAAGGGCGCTGACAGAAGCCGCACCCGTCGCGCGCGAGGTGTTTTCTCGACTGTCCAGGGATCCGCTGCAGCAAGTCGTCAGCGCCGGCTCGGCTGGCCTGGCAGGCCAGCAGGCTCAAGAGGCGGGCGCAGGTCCACTGGGCCAGTTCATCTCAGCCGCCGGTGGTGGTGTCTTGGGTGCTGGTTCGCTGGCGTTGGGGCGCTCTGCTGTTGACGGCGTCAAGAGCCTGATCCCACGCCAGCAACAGGTGCAAATGGCGCGCGTGGACCAGACCATCAACGTGTCGCTGCAGTCCAGCGGGATTGACCCAGCCACGATCACCCCAGCGATGCGTGCGTCACTGCGTGAGCAAGTCGGCAGGGCCATGGATCAGGGCCAGCTGGATGACCGCGCTGTGGCGCGCCTGGCCGACTACACCCGGCTGGGCACAACGCCCACGCGCGGAAGGCTCACGCTGGATCCGTTTGACATCACGCAGGAGCAAAACGCTTCGCGCATGGCCGCGGCAACCGGACAGCGTGACGTCGGGCTGCCGGCGATTGCCAACGCCAACAACGCGCGCCTGTTGTCCACGGTGGACGGCTTCAATCCCAACGCAGACCGGTTTGCCACCGGCCAGCGCGCCATGGCGCCGATCTTGGCAACAAACACGGCGCTGGAAAACAGCAAAACGGCCGCCTATGCCGCAGCGCGGGATATGGCCGGGGGTGACATCCCGCTGAACCGTGGGCCCGTGCTGGCCGCGATCAATGATGACTTGCGGCGGTCGATGAAGGAACCATTCCTTCCTGCCGAGGTGAAGGCGATCTTGAACCGGCTGAGTACGGACCCTGATGCGCCGTTTACTGTCACGTCGGTGGACAACCTCAAGAGCATCATCGCAACCGCGCAGCGGGCCACCCAGGACGGCAACGTTAAGACCGCGCTGGGGGCTGTGCGCGATGCGCTGGACAGCGTACCGATGACGCCAGAGAAGGCGACGTTTGGCGGCAGCCAGGTGGTGACCGAGCAGGGCGCCAACTTCTTGCGCAACCAGGACGCACAGGCCGGCAACGTCAAAGCAGCCTTGGATGCGGCTCGAGGCGAAAACTTCAGCTGGAGGACTTGGCAAAGGAGTGCCCCAGCCATCGAAGCCGCGGTGGATGACGCCAACCCCGAGACCTTCGTCAAGAACTTCATCCGCAATCAGAACGCCGACTCCAGAGACGTGATGCGTGCGGCCGACGTGATCAACACCAGCCCAGACGCCAGAAATGCTGTGCGTTCGGAGTTAGTGCAGCACCTCAAAGACGCCGCCATCGGCAAGGGCAACCAATCCGAGACCGGCAACTTCAGCGGCCGCGCCTGGGTGTCAGCGCTGGACGGCATCAGCCGCCAAAAGCTGGCGCTGTTTTTTGCGCCCGAGGAGATCGAGACGCTGCGTGCGCTGGGCCGCGTGGGCACCTACGAAACCTTCCAGCCTCGTGGCTCGGCAGTCGCCAATAGCAACACCCCCGCAGGCTTGGCGGGCGCGCTGCAGGGCATCTTGAAGTACTCCAAGCCACTGGCCAACAAGCTGCCGTTCGGCGAGCTGGCGATCAGCAACCCGCTGCAGAACATCACGCTGTCGGTCATGCAACGCGGCGCGAACGACATCCCAAAGTCGTTGCTGGTGAAGACGCCGGCGCTCAACTCGCTGCTGGATCCGCTGGTGCTGCCGGCAACGCTCGGCGGCGGCCTGCTGTCAGCTCCATGAGTCCCAGGCTGACTTGATCAGCGCCACGATCACGAGCGAGGCGGCAGCGCCCGCCTTGATGGGGTCGATGTAGTCGAAGATCTTTTCAATCCAGTCCATCGCCAATCCCCCAGCCCGCCGCGTGCGGGCTTTTTTACGTCTCAAAGGATACACCCATGCCTGTGCCCAGCTTAATCACAGACCTGTCGACGACGCCCGCGTCGAACTCACCGGCAGGCTCTGAGAACGTCTTCCCCTCACTTGACGATTACTTGCGAGCCCAGTCGGCCTTTTTGGCCAGCGTGCGAGACAACAGCGGCAACGGCTGGGTGAGCCCGTATCTGCCGCTGGCCGGCGGGACGATGACCGGCACGGTGAACGGCCTGCAAATGGCCTCTGCCAACGGCGGTCAGTTGGCGGGGCTGCGGAATAAGATTATCAATGGTGATATGCGGGTGGCGCAGCGAGGTACTGTCTCCAGCGGCATCAGCACCGTCACTTACACGCTAGACCGTTGGATTGTATTTACGGGTGGGGCGTCTTTATCTGTTGGGCAATCCACTGGTGACGGCGCATTATTTCAATATGCTTTGAATGTGGTTGGCGCTGTTGGCAATACAACTTGCAACATCACTCAGAGAATTGAACGGCGCAATGCATACCCATTAGCATCCAAGCAAGTAACGATTTCTGCGCGCATTTACGCAAGCGCATCATTTACGCCAACGTGGTCAGTAGATTCTGCAAATACAGCAGACACCTTTGCAGCAACTACTAATGTCGCAACAGGTACATTTTCAGCATTATCTATAGGCTGGAATGACGTGACGTTTACGACAACCTTGAATTCAGCGTGTCAAAACGGGTTTCAAGTTTCGTTCCTGATGGGTGCAACTACTACTGGAAACAAAGGGCTTACCGGAGTCCAACTTGAAGTCGGCCCAATACCTACGATTTTCGAGCAAATTCCAATCGGTTTGAGTCTGCAATTGTGTCAGAGGTACTATTACCGCACCACAACTACATCAGGACGAACTGGGTCTGGATATTGTGCAAGCACAACGACAGCGGATATTTTTATTCAGTTTCCTGTTTCAATGCGTATTGCTCCAACAGCACTAGAGCAGTCGGGAACCGCCTCGGAATATGGGGTTGCATTTGGTGCAGGTGGCGCCAATCAAAGTGCAGTTCCATCGTTTATCGCCGGTGGCGCTTCTGTTAACGGCGCGGACTATCTTGCTACTGTTGCAAGTGGATTTACCACAGGGCAAGGATGCATTGGTTATTTAAACGGCGGTTATCTTGGATGGAGTGCTGAACTGTGAAAACATATCAATACATTGATGCAGACAATGCCGTTGTCGCCGTTTTTGATGAAGACGGCATCAGCAGGATGTCCATGCTTGCATCGGCGTTGCCAGAGGGTGCAGTTGTTGACCCCTACGTCGCCCCACCGCCACCCATCCCTGCAACAGTAACGAGGTTTCAAGCCTTGGCAACGCTCTCCGCTGCCGGCCACCTGCCAGCGATCAGAACCTACATCGCCACACTCGATCAGGACAACATCACCCGCCTCGCCTGGGAAAACGCCGCCGACTGGGAGCGATCCAGCCCCACCCTGGCCGCGCTCGCCACCATGTTGGGTCTGACCGACGCGCAAGTCGACGACCTGTTCGTGGCCGCTTTGCAGGTGTCCGCATGATCGATGGCCTCGCCTCTGAGGACTTCC